AGTATACCCCTCAATGTATACCAATACGACGGCGAGACTAGAACAAAAGCCGACGGGCACCCTATCCAGCACTTACTAGCTAAAGCGCCTAACAGCGTAAGCTCTAGCTTTACTTTTCGTGAGGCTATGGCTGCTAACTTGGTGCTACACGGTAATGCCTATGCTAAGATCGAGCTAAACGCTGCTGGCCGTCCTACAGCTCTTATACCTCTTAACCCTATGTTAGTAGAGGTAAAGGTAGTAGACGGGGAAAAGGTCTATATCTTTAACGATAAAGAGACGTACTTAGATTACGAGGTGCTTCACTTCGTAGGGCTAAGCTTCAACGGTTTAACGGGTAAGAGTCCTATACAAGTAGCCCGCGAAGCCGTAGCTATTGGGCTAGCAGCCCAAGAGTACGGCGCGCGCTTCTATTCTAACGGAGCCAATACGGGCGGTATTATTACTGCGCCTGGCCGTTTATCTATTGAAGCTATTAAGCGACTTAAAGAAAGCTGGAACAGAGCTAACGCTGGCCTAGGGGCTTCGCACGGTACGGCTATCCTTGAGGAAGGTATGAAGTACGAAAAGGTAGGACTAGACCCGGAGGCTGCCCAATTCTTACAGAGCCGTAAATTCCAAGTAAACGAAATAGCCCGTATTTTTAGGCTACCGCCTAGCTACCTAGCAGACCTAGAGAATAGCTCTACTAGAGCTAACGTAGAGCAGCAGGCTATTACTTTCGTAAGGGACTGTATAACGCCTTACGTCCGTCGTATGGAGGTAGAGCTTAACCGTAAGCTATTTAGAGAGGACGAGGCTAACTACTATGCTTATTTCACTATGGAGGGCTTAATGCGTGGAGACCTTAAAGGCCGCTACGATGCTTACGCTACTGCTAGGCAGTGGGGCTGGCTATCGGTAAACGATATTAGAGACCTAGAGAACCTTAACCCAATCGAGGGCGGCGACGTATACCTACAGCCTCTAAATATGGTACAGAGCGGAGAAGATAATACTAACGTAGACGCAGACTAATGCCCTGGACTGACTACCCCCAAGCTGCAACCGATAACGCTAAGAGAGCGCTTAAGATCCGAGAAGAGGAAGGTACCGACTGTGGTACTTCTGTAGGCTGGGAAAGCGCCCGTATTATAGCCAATAGAGAAGCGGTAAGCCACGATAGGCTACCCCGTATATATAGCTTCCTAAGCAGAGCTAAAGTATACGACCAGGGCAGCTTTAAGGATGAGGACGGTAAACAGATTTGCGGTAGTATAATGTACGCCGCTTGGGGTGGAGACGAAATGCACCGCTGGGCTAAAAGAACCTTAGAGAATATGGAAGAAGAAAAAAGCCTGCGCCATATTAAGAGCGTAGAAGAAACCGATACCGAGATTATTATAACGTACGGTAAGGCCGAGCCAATGGAAGAAGCTGGCTACGATAAAGAGGACGAGCGAGCGGAAGCAGACGAGCTAAGCGTAGGAGACTTCGTAAGCTGGAATAGCTCCGGCGGTAGAAGCCAAGGCGTAGTGGTAGAGATTGAGCGAAACGGACAAATAGAAGCGGATAGCGGATTTAAGGTAAACGGCACGGCAGAAGATCCAGCGGCGCTTATTAGTATTTACGAATACGACAGCGAAGAGCAAGCTTTTGTAGAGCGTAAACCGCCTCTAAGAGTAGCCCACTTATTTAGCACCTTAAGAAAAGTAGAGGGCGCAGAGGTACGCAGTAAAAGCGAGGTAGTAGAAAAGCGTAGCTACAATGGAGAGGCTAGAGCTTTAGAGGGTAGAACCGTAGAAGGCTACGCCAGCGTATTTAATAGTATGAGCGAAGATTTAGGCGGCTTTCGCGAGATCATACTACCAGGAGCTTTTAAGAACGCTCTAGGAGATGACGTAAGAGCCTTATACAACCACGACAGCAACTACCTACTAGCTAGAACCACTAGCGGCACCTTAGAGCTTAAGGAGGACGAAAAAGGCCTATACTACCGCTTCGAGATGCCTAACACTAGCTATGGTAATGATTTACTAGAGCTGTACAGAAGAGGAGATTTAACACAGTCTAGCTTTGGCTTTACTGTAGATAAAGATAGCTGGCGAATGGAAGAAGGCCAGCACATAAGATATATAGAGAGTGTAAGCTCTTTATTTGACGTATCGGCCGTAGTTTACCCGGCGTACGTTTCATCCTCTAGCGGACTACGCAGCGCCGAGCCTAACAGCGAAGGCGAAGCGGAGGAAGCGAGAGAGACACCACAAGAGGAGGTAAACTATAATATATATAATGCTTTAATTAAACTAGCTAAAGATGAATGCTAAACAAATGCGCGAAAAGCGCAGCGCTCTAGTAGAGCAAATGCAGGGAATGGTAGCGGCTGCAAAAGCAGAAGGCCGCAACCTTTCAAACGAGGAAAACGAAAAATTCGACGCAATTTCTAACGAAGTAGACGAGCTCCGCTCAGCTGCTGCTCGTATTGAGCGCGCCGAAGAATTGAAAAAAGAGATGGCTTCTAAAGCTGAAGAGGTACGCGAAGCAGCACCTGCAAAGGTAGAAGCTCGCGACGCGTTTAACGCTTACCTTCGCAAAGGTATGAACGGCCTTAACGCTAACGAGGTTCGCGCTATGGAAGAGCTACGCGGTACTTCTACGCAGGTTACTACTAACGACGGTCTAGGTGGTTTCTTGGTACCGGAAAACTGGAGCGATTTTGTAAGCGCTACGGAATTGTTTAAGTCGGATATCGAGCGAGTAGCTACAGTTATTCGTACTTCTAACGGTCAAGCTTTCAACTTGCCAGCTAACGACGATACAGCGGTAGTAGCTGCTATCTTGGGTGAGGGTACAGCTGAGACTGTAAGCGATATGACCTTTACAAACGTGAAGTTTGAGCCATATACTTACAGCTCTAAAATCGTTAAGGTATCTAACCAGTTAATGGCAGATAACGCTTTTGACTTGGCAGGTTTTGTAGGTGGCCAATTAGCTAACCGTTTGAACCGTGGTATTAACGACCACCTTACAACTGGTACAAACAGCTCACAGCCTCAAGGTATTGTAACTGGTTCTACTTTAGGTAAGACTGCTGCTTCGGCTACAGCTGTAACTATTGCAGAAATCTTAGACCTAATGTACGCAGTAGACGCTTCTTACCGTAACGCAGCAGGCGCTGGGTTTATGATGAACAGCGCTACACTTGCAGCTGTGAGAAAACTAGGATTCGGCAGCTCAAACGACTTCCCGGTATTCGTACCAGCTATGGAAGTGGGTGGCGTAGATTTGCTTTTCGGTAAGCCGGTACACGTTAACGAAGATATGGACGGTATCGCTACTGGTAAGAAGTCTATTATTTTCGGTGATCTTAAGCAGTACTATGTACACGAAGCAGGTGGCGTACAGTTGCTACGTCTTAACGAGCGCTTCGCTGATGCCCTTTCTACTGGGTTTATCGCTTACCGCCGTGTTGACGGTAACGTACTTCAAGCGTCAGCTATTAAGCACTTGATCCAAGCGTAAGCTTAGAACAGTAGTATATGAAGGTTTTATTTAACCAAAATATAAGCGGTGCAGACTTCTACTACCTGGCAGGCCAGGTGGTAGAGCTGCCCGCAGCTACTGCTCAAGAGTTTTTAAATGCTAACTTCTGCGAAGTAGTAGAGGAGAAGAAGGAAGCTAAAGCTGAGAGAGCAGTAAGCAAAAAGAGCACTAAAAGAAATACCCGAGCTAAGTAATGAGCTACACAATAATTACCCCAGCGAGCTTAAAAGCGCTAACGGTTCAAGAAGTTAAGGACTACTTAAGGGTAGACTCTAGCGATGAAGATACCCTACTAGGGGTACTTATTGACGCGGCTACGCAAGTGGCCGAGCACTACTTAGGGAGGTTTCTTTTAACTACGGTAATAGAAGAATTTTACGACTTTTTCCCGGTATATAAAACGGGGGTAGATCCGTTTAGGGGAGATCGTAATATAGTCTATTTAAGTAGAGGGCCAGTACAAAGCGTAACCAGCTTAAAGTATGTAGACGGAAACGGAGACGAGCAGACCGTAAGTACAGACGATTATAGAAGCGACCTAGTAAGCGAGCCTGCCCGTATTATGCCCGAGCACGGCTGGTATGGCACGAAGGACACGGTAAACGCTGTTATAGTACGTTATACCTGCGGCTATACGCAAGCTAGCGACGTACCGGCTAATATAAAAATGGCTATGCTTTTAATTATTGGCGAAATGTACGAGAAGCGAGTAGATAGCGTACACCGCTTACCTACAGCTTCTGAGTATTTACTAAACCCTTACAGAGTATTCCGCTTTGATTGATCCAGGTAAGCTAGATAGAAGGATAACGCTACGCTCCGCTAGTGTGAGTACGGACGGCTTCGGCCAGGCTGTACGAACATATAGCGACTTAGGCAAGGTATGGGCTAAAGTGGATTACCGCACGGTAAAGGAAGGCGAGGAAACCGATAAGCTAACTAGCGTTAATAAGGTACGCTTTACTATCCGTTATAGATCGGACGTAGACGCTACCACTAAAATAAGCTGGAACGGCAATACTTACGAGGTAGAGGGCGTAAGCTTAGAAGGAAGAGAGCGCTACCTAATTTTAGAAACTACACTAAGGGACTAATGAAGGAGGGCGTATACTTTGAGGTAGAAGGTTTAGAGAAGGCTTTAATGAAGCTGGAAAAGCTTAAGGATATAGACCGCAAGAAGGCACGCCAATTTAAGGCGGGTATTCGTAAAGCGGCTAAGCCTATGGTTAAAGCTGTTAAGAGCTCTATTAAGGACTCAGATAAAAAGACAGCAACCACTAGAACGGTTAAGAAGAAAAGCAAAGAAAGTACTGTAACTAATAAGAGCGGTAACCTTAGAAGGTCTATAGCTTTTATACCTTCTAAAAAGAAAGGAGCTCTTCTAGGCTATGTAGGTGCAAGGTTTGGTAAAAGAGCGGGTAAGACCTTCGACGGGTACTACGCCGCTATTGTAAATTACGGACTGCCTAGAGGTAAGGCGAAAGCCCAACCTAAAGAAACGCGTAACATAAATTACGCAGAGAAAGGCTTTGCTAAAGCCGTAGCACAAACACAAGCGCAGCTCCTGGCGGAGGTGCAAAAAATACTAAAGCAAAGCTTATACCAGCTTACTAGATAATGACAGAAGGAAAAGCTATATATTCAATACTAACCAATGACAGCGACGTAAACGCTATCGTAGGTACTCGTATTTACCCGCAGATAGCAGCGCAGGGCGCGGCTTTCCCTTTTTTAGTATATGTACTACAAGATACTACCCCAAGCGACACCAAGAGCGGGGTAAGTACACTAGACGAGGTACGCTACGATATTGTAGCAGCTTGCGAAACCTACGCAGAAGCTAGCGACCTAACCAACAAAGTAAGAACGGCTTTAGATCGTTACAGCGGAACGGTAGAGGGGGTAGTTATAGATAGTATCCAGTTTATAGACTTGGACGCGGATAACGACCCAGCTACAGAGACTTATGTAACGAGCTCAGAGTATATAATAAGAGTCAAACTATGAAAATAACACTAACCAAAAAAGTAACCCTACCGCACGGTAAAAAGGTCGATAAAGGGCTAACTTTAGACGTAGTAAACGAATACGGCCAGGAGCTTATAGACGCTGGTAAGGCCGTTAAAATTGGTGAAGAAGCACCGCAAAAAGAAGAAGAACAAATAAATAAATTAGACTAAAATGGCAACTACTGGCATTATGAATGGAACCCTCCTAGGGGTTTACTCGGGAAGCACTCTAATAGCTCACGCTACTGAGGGCTCTATCTCTTTGTCTTTAGACACTAGAGATGCAACTACTAAAGACTCTAGCGGTACTCGCGACCTACTAGAAGCAACTAAAAGCGGTACTGTATCGGTTTCTGCACTTTACGCAGAGGACGCTACTTACGGCGTAGATGATCTTATGACAGCTTGGAGCGGACGCTCTACGCTTACTGTTAAGTTCTCTACAGAAGTAAGTGGAGACCACTACTGGAGCGCTGCAGCTTACGTTACTTCTTTGGAGGTAAACGCAGGTATGGAGGATAACGTAACTTACACTGCTACGTTTGAGCTTACCGGCGCTATTACTTACTCTACAGTAGCGTAATAACAAACACTAAACACACTTAAAGCAAATGGTAAAGAAGGTAAACATAGGAGGCGAAGATAGAGCTGTAAAGTTCGGCTTCGCTGCGTTAATGGAATTTACGGAAGCTACTGGCTATACGTTATCACAGCTAGACTCACTAGGAGAAAGCTTAACCCTAACCCAAGCTATAGAGCTTATTAGAGCTGGGTTAAAGCAAGGCGCTAGAGTAGAAGGCGAAAAGTTTAACGCTACCGCTGAGGAAGTAGCGGACTGGTTAGATGACAGCCCAGGCGCTTTAGAGGAAGTACTAGCCGTCTTTACCGAAAGCTTTACACAGGAAAAAAAGTAGAAGGGGCTAGGGGCTCGAAAAGCCCCGAAGCCCCTCTTACTTTTGACCGCTGCGAGCAGATAGCCCTAGGCTTACTAGGTTATAACTACAGCGAGTATTTAGATCTTACCCCGCGCAGCCTTAATAACGCTGTAGCGGGTTTTAGCGAAAGGAGGCAAGCAGAAAGCCAAGAGCTTTGGGAAGTAATGCGAAGCCAAACGGTAACACTAGTAAACCTCCAACTACCGAAAGGTAAAAGAGTAACCCCGAAGCAGCTCTATAAATTTCCTTGGGATAACGCACAAAAAGCAGAGCCAAAACTAACTAAAGCAGAAGCTAAAGCAATACTAAGTAAATGGCAAAAAAGAGCAACATAAGTACTAACATAGCAATAGGTGCTAACCTTAGTGGACTTACTAGAGGCTTAAAAATAGCTAGCAGTAAAATGCGCCGCTTCGGCTCGCAGGCTAAAAGTTTAGGTACTACTTTAAGCCGTGGTATTTCGGCTCCTCTTATTGGACTTGGCGCTTTATCGGTAAAGACCTTCTCCGGCTTTGAGGCTGAGATGAGCAAGGTAAAAGCCGTCTCCGGAGCTACTGCCGATCAATTTAACAGACTAGAAGCCCAAGCAAAAAAGCTTGGTTCCACTACAACCTTTACAGCTACAGAAGTAGCAGGCTTACAGACCGAGTTTGCTAAGCTTGGTTTTACTGCTAATGAGATAGACAAGGTAACAGAAAGCACTTTATATCTAGCCCAGGCGGGCGGCGCTGAGCTTGCACGCGCAGCGGAGGTAGCAGGTGCTACCCTTAGAGCTTTCGGATTAGAAGCTACAGAGACTAGCAGAGTTACAGACGTAATGGCAAAGAGCTTTGCGACGAGCTCCCTAGATATGGAAAGCTTCGCGGAGGCTATGAAAACTACTGCGCCTATTGCTAAGGCTACCGGCGTAAGTCTGGAAGAGGCTAGCGCAATGCTAGGAGCTTTAGCTAATAATGGTATTAAGGGCTCTATAGCGGGTACTGCTCTTAAGAAAATACTTAGCGAGCTGCACCAGGAAGGTAAGCCAATGCGCCAAACCTTTAGAGAGCTAGCGCGGCAAAACCTCAACCTAGCAGAAGCTAACGACTTAGTAGGTGAACGTGCTAAAGGTGCCTTAATGATCCTTACCCAGCAAATGGGTACAGTAGACGAGCTTACAGAAAGCTACAACAATGCACAGGGCGCAGCTGCTGGAATGGCTGCGGAAATGATGGATAACACCGCTGGAGCTTTTAAGGAGCTGCAAAGCGCAACGGAGGGAGCGCTTATAGAGCTTGGCGATGCGATCACCGATAACAAGATATTTAAGGACGTACTTAAAGGGCTTACCCGTACTATGGGTACTATTACAGAGGCCATAAGTAAAATGAGCGATGCCGAGCTTTATAACAAGGTAGTGTTAGGTGCTTTACTTGCTATGGTGCCTCTTGTTATTGCTGCTGTTGGTTCTCTTACTATAGCTTTTGGATCTTTAACCGCTGCTATGGGGCCAGTATCTTTGGCTTTGGCTGGGGTTACTGCTTTGTATTTAGCACTTCGTAAGGAGGTAGATAAAACTAAAGAGTCTGTAGATAATGCTATAAAAAACCCAGACCAAGAGCAGGGCTTAAAACAGCTTGAAAAGCAAGCGGGCTTTATTAAAAAGCAAATAGCCGAGCAAAAAAAGGTAATGGAGGACTTCGCGGAAGGTTATACCAATGTATTTTATAAAAATATAGCGGATAACCCGAAGTATAAAACAATGCAGAAAAGGCTGGACGGCCTCCAAAATAAGTTAATGCAAGTAGCTATTGGGATGACCAAAATAAGGGATGCCCAAAAAGCTACTAATGTAGAGACTGAAAAGGCAGTAAAGGTTACAAAGAAACAAAAAGAAACCCTAGTAAATGTAACCAGTACTATAAATAGACTAGCAGACGTAAACCTAACAGCAGCTACTTCTTTAGAAGCCTTCGGCGCTAAGTTTGTAGAAACAAGAAACAACGCTTTACAGTTTACTAAAAGTACTAGTGAAGGGCTAAAGCAAGCTATAGACTTAAGCGGAGGCTTAGCTTACGAGTTTAGCCAAAACTTAGGGAACGCTATAGCTGGGGCTATTATAAATGGAGATAATTTCGCAGAAAGCTTTATAACAGCACTTAAAGCTATGGCTGCGCAGCTTATAGCTACTATAGCCCTGGTAGCTATACTAGCCGCTTTATTAGTTATTACTACTGGAGGTATTGGATCCTTGAGCTTGCAAAGCTTGGGCGTAGGTATGAAGGCAGTAGCTGCTTCTAGTGGTATACAAATACCCTTCCTAGCAGAAGGCGGTATAGTTACAGCTCCTACTTTGGCAATGATTGGAGAAGGCGGCGAAAGTGAAGCAGTAATACCACTAAGCAAGCTCCCGCAAATAGCAGGAGGTAACGGCGGGGCTGTAGAAGTATATGGCCGCTTAAGCGGGCAAGATATACTTCTAAGCACCGAGAAGGCAAATAGAACACGAAGCAGATATAGAGGATTTTAATAAATGGCTTTAAGATTATATAGCGAATTTACCAGCCACAACGGTAAAGAGTATAAGATAGAGATACACGATAACAGCTGGGCTTTACCTTCCTCTAGCTTCGTAGTAGCCTCCGACGGCTTCACCTTAAACTACAGCGGGGAGACCGACGATATAGTAAGCCCTATTATAGGCTCTAACGCTACTATAAGCGCCTATAATAATACGGACGCTTTCGATAGCTTTATAAACGATCTTAAAGAATACCAGGATAATAGGTTTACCGTTAAGATTACTGTACAAGACCTTACAGCCCTTACAGACTTCGAGGAAAGGGTAATAAATGACGGCGGTATATTTGAGGCCAAGGCCTGCTTAGAGGATAAGCTCTTAGACTTAAACGCTCCACTAGAGGCTAAAGTTTTTTGGACGGGCGTTATAATGCAAGACCTAGTAACTATAGAAGATACCCATAAGCCTTATATATTTAAGCTTACAGCGGTAGACGGTATAGGCTTGCTAGCTAACAAAGATTATACCTGGGCTACTTACGATACTATAGAGAGCTTCCTAGAGCGTACTTTTACAGCAATAGGTAACGCAGATCTATACAGCACTTCGGATAGAGCCTACGCTACGACCTTAAACACTTGGGACACTAACCACGTTTATAGCGAATCTACAGACGTAGCTACTCTTATTAGGTACCACGCTCCCGTGTTATACGATAGAGAGCAAAACGGTACCACTATTTACCCTAAGTACTTAGAAGTACTTACCGAGATATGTATAGCTTTTGGAGCCAGGTACTACCAAAGGGAGGGCGCTTTTATTTTTGAGCAATACCTAGAGAGAGACCAAGTACAGCGCAGGGTATTTAATTACAATAAGAGCGGGACGCTATTAGAGAACATACTTACGGAGGACGATATAGAGCTAGACGGCACTACCTCCGGAGGGGCTAGGCTTGCGAATAACCAGTTTAACTTTTTGCCAGCTGTTAAGCGAGTAGAGGTAAAGCACAATAAGACTATTAGACAAAACCTTTTAGGAAGGTTTATAAACTTCTATACCACTACTACCCCTATTAGCTTGGGGGTGCTTAGCGACGATAATAACGCTTACCTAAAGCTAGACGGTACACTTATATACAAGCTTACTCACCCTACTACGGGAAGTAATACCGGCTACTTTAGACCGCGCTATAGAATACAGCTAAAGCTAGAGGATCAAGCTAACCCAGGAACGTACTACTACCTTAAAAGAGATTGGACTCCTGGCTCGTTTGGTGCTCAGCTGTACGGTGCTACTACTTGGACTACTACCGCTAGCTATTATTATTTAGATGCGAGCTTAGCTATAAACAGCCCTACGGGCTTACTAGTTTCTAACTTATTTAGCGTAGTTACTCCTCCCCTTCCCGTAACTGGGGAAGCTGAGATAGATATAGAACAGAACGGCCTCTATAACCAAAATAATAGCAGCGTAAGCGTACCTAGTGGGTACTTTGCAGGCTGGAGCGTAGAGGACGTACTAGTAAGCTATAGAAGCGACGAGTCGAACAGCGTTATAACTAAATATACAAGCTCTAATAATTCAGCCAATATAAACAGCAACCTAGTACTAGACCTCGGAGAGGTGAGGCTAGCGGATGCCTTCGGCGGCCCAGGTAGCTTTTTAGTTTACGACGGCGGCGCTTGGGTAGCTTCTAGTAATTGGAGAAGGGGGAATAGCGGCAGCTATAGCGCCTTACTAGAGCTCTTAACTAAAGAGGTGCTAAGCTTACATAGAAAGCCTATAGAGCGCTATACGGGGACTATTGTAGGGGCTTATGCTTTTGGCCAGCGCTTTAACTTTGAAAGCGGCTACTGGCTTCCTTTAGGCGGTAGCTATAATGCTAACCTTGACGAGTGGGCTGGGGAATGGTATAAGATAGAAAAGGACGAGACCGATATAGCTACAGATACCCCAGTAGACGATGGTAACGCTGGAGACTTTAGCGGAAGGGTAAGCAGCTCGCAGGGTACGGATGAGATTATAACTGCTATAGATGTTAGAACAACCGACGCGCTAGTAACCCGTAATCATACCGTAGGAGGTAGATTAAATGTAACGGGGGATGCTACGCTTAGCGCTGGACTGGATCACCAAGGTTATTTGATAGAAAACATAACGGAAATTGAACACGAGCCCGGAGACGTATATACTATTGGAACGTCGGAGTATATGATATTTAACACTTGGCGCTCGGGCGCGACCAATGGAACCTCTACTATTAACTTACCAGCAGCTGGAGATAACCAAGGGCGTTTACTACGCTTTAAGTCAGACGGTACTATATCTTCAAACCACGAAATAAGCCTAGTACCGGATGGAGACGATACTATTGATGGCGCAGCGGAGTTTAGTTTTTCCCGCGATTATGATGGCGTAATGATATTGGCGCACAATGGCGAATGGTTTATAGTGCAGCGGAAGAGTAAATAAGGACTAACTTTATATAAAATACATACTAATGAAAAAAGCTACATATTTCTACCTGCTACGCAGAGGCTTTATCGGGAGCGGTATAGGCTCTATTACAAGAGACTTTAAGAATAGGGTCGAGGCTGACGGCGGTACGCTGGAGGCTGTCTCTTGTCTTAACCAAGCTGTAGCAGCTTTGGACGTAGGTTATACTAATTAAATTAACGTAAGACAATGAGTACATACTTCGACGACGCCAGCTTGGTAATGATACCAAGCGGCTACAAAGATGACAAACTATATTCTATCAAGCCCACAAGCGGCGACGGCGATTTTACATTTAGCCGCGACGGATCGGGCGCTTCACCGGCAACCCGTGTGAATAGTGCGGGGCTTATTGAAAAGGGGAGAACCAATTTATTGCTTCAATCGAATTCGTTTGATACGACGTGGGGAAATAGTAACACCACGGAGACAAGCGGCCAAAGTGGCTACGACGGAACGAATGATGCGTGGTTATTAACCAAGAGTGCGGCTAGTGGATATTTAATACAAAGCATTTCAAGCACCGGAGTACAAACTTTTAGTGTTTACGCTAAAGCCGGTACACTAAATTGGATTAGGTTAAATGTCAATTTTACGTCCGGTACAGACCCGATTGTATATTTTGATTTAGCAAATGGCGTTGTAGGAACGTCTACCGGAGAAATTGATACAGATATAACAAGTATTGGAAATGATTGGTACCGATGCAGTGTTACGGCAAACGGTACTATTTCGGATGTTAGATTTTTCCCCGCCGACGGAGATAATGATGTTAGCGGCACAAGCGGTAATATCTACATCCAAGATGCCCAGTTAGAAAAAGGTTTAGTCAGCACGAGCGTAATTGAAACCACCACGGCGGCGGCAAGTGCGGG